TACTTCTTGTAAGGATAGCGTTTATTCTCAGGATCAAGGAACACGTGAGATGGCATTTCTTCTCGTTCTTTGCTTCCTGCGGCAGGTGGGTTCCAGCTTCGATCGTTCTTCATCACTTCAGCCATCAGATCACCTCCACTTCATCAAGGACCGTTGTCAAATAACACATGCATTGAGGATGGGCAGGTTGTCCGCCCATCGGCACCGCGTTCGGAGGATAAACTCCAGGTCCAAGCCCCACGTCCGCAGTCGCCAGCTCATCGCAGATGTCATTTATGTTGTGGCTGCCGCTTAAGTTCCACTTGATTCCCTTCACGAACGGCAATTTCTTGCTTTGCTCCACATACGTGATCCTCCATGCTCTTTGGATTTCGGTTCGGGCGACTCTCTTGGCATTGAATTCTTGCTTCTTCTTAATGTACTTGGCAACCTTTTTTGCAATCTGCTCTGGAGTTGCATCCTTTAATTGCTTTTGCAAATACTTCGGAATTGTTATAGGCTGTTGTTCGGCCGTTGCTAAAATTTGATCTCTCAAACGATTTGCACTCATTCCCGTTTGAAGGGAGAGCATCACTTGTTTTTCGATCTGCTTTGCCGTCTCCCTTGCGTGTTTCCAGATCCGTTCTGAGAGCTTCAACCCGTCTATTTCGTAGTGCTTCCAAATGTCGAACGTCGCTCGCTTCACCAAAGAGACGTGGACGATCCATCGGTCGAACGTTCGCTTCAGAATTCTCATCTTTTGCTTGTCCACAACATATTCAGTCCGCTTGTATCTGAATCGCCGTGGCAACTGACTCGCAAGCTCTTTGAACCATTCACGGTAAACCTTCGCCTCGACTTCGTCAAAGATTTCTTCGAGTCCCTTCTCAAAGTCCATCGCCCAGCGTCTTACCAGAATGTCCAGCTTGCGTTTGAATTGCTTGGGAATTGTGTAGTTGCGGAATCCTGTGCTTTCTATCAGATTGATCAGAGCCGCAATGAACGGCTCGAGAATTTTCTTGTCGTAGTATTCTTCAAACTTTTTGATCAACTCGAGATCCGCTCTCATTCTTCCTCTGCCTCCGCCTCAGCTTCTTCGCCTTGGCTGAGTTCCTCCTCCCATTGCTTTGCGTAGACGTCCTCGTTTTCCTCGTTCATCTTCTCAAGTTCCTTTTGCGGATCTTCAACGTATGGAGCCAACCGCAGGGCCGTTTCTTTGCTGATCAGCCCAGCGCTATACATCATCAGCACATTGTTGATTAGCTCGCTCTCGTTCGTCGGCACAGTTCTCGCAAAGTTGATCTCAAGCTCACTCAAGTCAACTTTTCGGCCCGTCTTAAGTGCGTAGTATTTAGCGAGCAACTCATACCGCTTCATCATTCCTGACATCAACGCGAGTTCTTTCGCATTCGCCTTTATGCTTGTTGGAGAGTACATAATCCGCAATGCAACGCCAGATAAGTTACTCACGGTCGCTGGATTGATCAGGATTTTCGGCGTCATCGTCAGTTCGAAGATCAGCTCTTTCAACTGCTTCACGTAATACTCGATCGCGTCCACGTTTTGGTTCCACGTAAGGTACTTGACGTCCGCCCCCTTCTCGAAGTTCAAAATCTTTCCCGTTCTCGACGGCAGATCTGGGAGCTTCTGCCCGAAGGCGACAAGAATCGGATCCGCGTGATACTTGATCGTGTCGCCAAAATCACTCAAGACGCGTTCCAACTCTTCCACAAGCGGTTGTATCTGCTCGATATCGCTCACAATTTGACGGTGGAATTCCGCGTTTATGTAGCCAACGACGGGAAAGCCGAACAAGTTCTCTGTCTCTTCCCTTGAGAGCCACGCGTCTTTTTCTCCCACGAACTCGGTTGTGGTTTCTTCTGTAAAGACTCGGCTGATTCTTTGTTCCGTCCCATCCAGTTTCTGAATTTTAAATTCTTCGATAAACATTTCAAGATTCCTGAACTCGTCATAATAGGGAATCGCCGCCATGTTGTCTATCAAGCGGAGTCTTGGTTTTCCTTTCTCATCCACGAAGAAATGTTCGAAGGCATTCCCAAACACGCACATAGCTTCCAAAAGCTTGCGGTTGTGATGTCGCACTCGGTTGATCTTATGAAACTCATTTATCAGCTCTTGAAATTGTTCGTCGGGATGCGAGACTGAAATCGGCTGAGAAAGGAGATAATCCACGACAAACTGGACGATGAGCTGGTACATGTTCAGCGGCAGCTTCGTGGTTCTAAAAGTCTTTCCCGCGACTTCTTTGTTTGGCTTCTCCAGAATCGCGTGATTGTTTGTGTACAGGTCGAACATTTGTATCGCTTTTGTTCGTGTTGTGAGTGCATATGGCGAGCTAAGAACTTCATCGAGCTCAGTAATATTCACGTTTTTCACCCCTTTACCAAACGCCCCATTCTTCTTTATTCAGAATCGCGACGTCCGTATGTTGCATAGCAGTTGCGACGGCGTATCTCAGCGCGTCCATCGCATGGTCGTTGAATTTTACGGGCTCATCGAGCGTGTTCCCTTTTTTGTCCTTTTTCCAGGAATACATCTTGATCTCCTTGATCGTGTTCTCACAATGCTTCGCTATGTGGAGTTCAAATTCCTTAACTTTGTTGATTCCGTCAAGCACATTCTTAATTGCGGGGATTGCGTTGAATCCTGCACGCCGCAATTCTTCAATCCTTCCCGGTTCCGCAGAGTCGCATACAACTAACGCGTTTCGCGGTTTCACGAAGCTTTTTAGTGCTTCAATCAATTCAGCATTCGTTATGTGGCTTTTATATATCTCGTCAAGCACATAAAGTTTCTTACCATCAAAACCTACTCTCAAGGCAACTGTTGGATTGTTGTAGCCAAAATCCACTCCGTACACGACACGCTCACATTGCTCGATGCTTGGCACTTCGAGATCAACAGAATACTTGGGGTAAATCAGGGCGTCAGGAACCGCGAATTCTCCAAGCGCATAAATTTGATAGTATGCCTCATCTTGATGTTTCAGCGCCTTAAGTTCTTCAATATATTGCGTGTCTAGGAAAGGATTGTCCGTATAACGCACCTTGAGGACCCCAAGTTCTTGTTCGCGGTGTTCTTCGAAAAAATAACCTCTAATCCAACTAGGCACAGGGTTGAAAGTTAAAAACATGCGATTCTTTTTGCTGCTTTTCCGTCTCAACCTCAACTTCAATTGAAGGTAATCTTCTTTTTCAAGTTCTGTCGCTTCCTCAATCCAGATATAGTTGAATTCCGACGACTTGATTCGTTCCGGGTTGTCGAGTCCGCGGAAGAAGAGCACGCTTCCTGTCGAAGGAATTTCTATGTATTGATCTGTAAAGTGTATTGAATATGGAATTGAGTATTGTTCGAGAAGCGAGCGCATCATCCTCCAAGAAGTCAACTTCAATGAAGGATTAGTTTTTCGTACGACTAGCACATGTTTGTTGCGTTCCTGGCAAAGAATTCGAAGAATTAGGTACTGTGCGACTGTATAGGATTTCCCAGCTCCTGCGCCACCGTATATTAGATTTACGATGTGACCTTGCTCTAAAAAATTCCAGATTTTCGCAATAGTTTTCACTTTTATTTCAGGCATCACAACCTCCCAAGACGTTTTTCTAGGGCCTCAGCATGCTTGAACAAAATATCATCCGGAATATATGTGTGCAGATAGCTCCACTCGCCTTTTTCACCGATTTCGTAGCGCCTGTAGAGCTTCTCGGCATTTGGATATTTGGTCAATATGTAATGAACTATTTCGTCGGCTCTGTAAGATTTTATTTTCTTGTTCAACACCAAAAACTTCACTAACTTTGAATCTTCAACCCCGCCGCGATTTATGATCATCTCCTTGAGCACAGAGAGCGGAGAATCGATGTTAACAGTCACATACACGCGAAAATTACCTCTTTGACATACAGTTCCGTTTGTGCCCGCTAGCTTTTCAAATACTTTCCTGTAGTTCGTTTTAATATCAACCTCACAATGCTGCGCGGGTGTCAAGGGCATCGCACGGAACGGGGTCACAACAAAATAGATCACGACTTTCATATGCGCATAGCGTTCTGCGATAGAGTCCATGAACTCGAAAAACTTCTGCCTCTCCTCTTGCGTCTCAGTCGGGAAACCGCAGATCTGATAGATCTTGAAGTATATGGTTTTGTTTGGTGGGAATTCGACCTTGCTCATCTCCTCGAATTTTTCTAGGATTAGCTCATCGGTCACCGGCTTGTTGAATGCATGCCGCAGCCTTTGGGAAAATCCATCTATTGCGGAGAGGTATTTTATTCGTTTGGGATCGAATTCTAAGTCTTTCCATGTTTCCTCTTTCCAGACCTTGTGATGCGGTCTAAAAAAACCATCTGAAAATGTCTTAATCCATTTTCGCGAATGCGTATAAAAACAGAAAGAACATTTATATGGGCATCCTAACATTACTTCTTTTTCGATCCCTGGAACGTCATACGGATAGAGCGTGTCAGTCTGTCCTATTTCGAAATCTTGGTCGAAAGAATGAAAACCCCGTTTGAACACGTTTTTGGGCAATTCATGTTTTGGGTCTTTTATATTCTCGATAACATCGATTATCGCCTTTTCACCGCGGCCAAAAACGAAATAATCTCCGTATTCAAGAAAAGTTTTAATATTGATTAACCCTGCGCCACCAATAACAATGTGAGGCTTCACGTCATCCGCGGTGAGTCCATACCTCCCTAAGGTATATACAAGATTATACGCGTCCGATACGCCCGTCAAGCTAACAAGCACAACATCGTAGATATTTATTGTAGCTACAGAACAGTATTCTACTATGGTTTTGTATTCTCGCTCGATAACATCTTTGATTATAAGCAAACCGGTATTAGGAACGTTGTCAAATGCTGTTGCTTTTTGCCTGCTTGCTCGTTTTTTTGCGTGAACGAGCGGAAGTATTGCAATCTTCATGCTATCACTCCAGGAAGAAGGTGAATCCACATTTTGGACAAGTTATCTTTTTTCTTGGTTCTTGATCGGATTCCTGCAGTTCAAACTCGTCTATCTCCTCTGGAAGTTCTAGCTCTTTTCCAATGATTTCCTCGATTTCCTCAATATCGAAACCTGTTGGTTCCCAATCTGTTTCAAGGCTCTCTAACATTGCTTTCAAAGCTTGTTCGTCCCACTCTCCGGATATTCGATTCAACGCAAGATTAAGCTGCTTTTCTTCCTTTTCGTCAAGATCAACAACAACAACTTCAACTTCTGGAACTCCGAGCTCCTTCAATACTCTAAGTCTTTGATTTCCCCCAACAACCCGCTTTGTTCTCTTGTTCCAGATTATTGGGTCAACATATCCAAATCTCTCTATGCTCGCTTTTAGCTTCTTTAGCTCCTTTGGGGGCATCTTCCGTGGATTGTACTCAGCCAAGATAAGCTCACTCACCTTGATTTTCTTTATTTCCATTTTCTTCACCTTCTTCTTCAGACCCAACTGGTAAAATTGCGATCTTTATTTGCTCGCCTTTAAGATCTATTTTTTCACGTTTTCCCCATTCTTCTGGATATCTTCTTTCGAGCCACCACGCTGCAGCTTGCCATGTTCCTTCTCGCGCGGCTTTCTCAATCACAAGTACATTACGTGCGATAGCTTCTGCCTGAGCTTTTTTTATTGTGGTCAAAAAAGTACAGAAAATAGATTTTTTTCCTGCTTCACAATCTTGTTCGCCACGATTTTTCCAGTTTTCCCAAGTTTGCCATGAAATCCCGATTGCTTGTGCTGTTGTTCGCTCAGAATTTCCTAGTTTAAGGTACTCGTATGCTTCCTTTATCAGCTTCTGCGTAAGTTTCATTGGCCTTCCACGCCTCATTTTAAGTCCTCCCCTGTCTTAAAGTCTGAATTTAAAGCCATGTTCGCTTAAGAGAGCACAAGCTCATTTTTGCGATCCTCAGTATAATAAACTCTGCATTCGTACTCAAATCCGTTAATCTTAACACTTTTTAAATCCATACCCTCACTAAGCAAAAAGGCCTGCGGCGGGGGAGGACCGCAGGCAAAAGCACATCGTAGACTTTACCTATCATAGCATATTATACCCTGTTTTTATGGCACCGTCAAGACTTTTTCTCTTCTTTCATTCTCCTGATCTTCAATGTACTTGAAAACCACAAATTTCACCATACTTGCTA